ATGAAATGGGTGCTGGAATGTATAAAGGTAAAAAGAAATGCGATGTTGGTGTAAAGAGAAGCACGACATCTTACCAAGATGTAGGTGGCGGTGCGATACCGACCACATCGCTCCATTTAAGTAATGCCTGACCCGATTGAAAACGGAAGCAATCGGAACAAAAAGGGGCAATTTGTTTCTGGCAATTCTGCTTCCAAAGGAAAGGGCAGACCTAAAGGCATCCAGTCTATCCCGGATATACTCCGAAAGATAGGGGATGAAGAAGGCACACAAGACGGAAAAACGAAGTTAGATGTAATCATGTATAAAGTATTTCAGTTCGCATTAGAAGGGAAGCCCTGGGCAGTACAGTTTATTGCAGACAGGACGGAGGGGAAGGCATTAGAACGAGTACAAACGCAAGAAATAAAAGATGGAATAATAATTGAGTGATCTTCAAAATAAAAAGCGGCAACTTCCTCAAGCATCAAAAGGAATGGTGGGAACTCCCAAACTACATAAAGTTGCTTGTAGGTGGTTTTGGCTGCGGAAAGACTTATATTTCAGCACTCCGAGCAATATGGCTTTCATATGTGAACAGCGGAATCCCAGTGCTGTATGTATCGCCGAGCTACAAGTTCGCCAAGAGAACTATTATTCCAACACTTCGGGGTATTTTGACGAGGGCGAACATAGAATTTAAGCACAATAAAACCGACAATGACATTCGGATCTCGAATTGGAATGGTATCATCTGGATTGGTTCAGGAGATGACCCAGATTCATTGCGAGGGCAGAATTTGGCGGCAGGCTTGATTGATGAGCCATTTATTCAAGATAGAATGGTCTTCGATATTGTGATGTCCCGAATAAGACATCCAAAAGCGAAACACAGAGAACTTGGGATGGTAGGCACTCCAGAAGAATTAAACTGGGGACACGAAATCGCAATGAATGATGGCAACAAGAGGGATGTGGGTTTGGTTTATGGTTCAACAATGGATAACCAACACCTCCCGGACCAATTTAAAAAAAGCCTCACAGATTCATATTCAGAAGAAATGGTCGATGCTTATATTCACGGAAAGTTTGTCAATTTATCAAAAGGAAGGGTTTACAAGCCGTTTGACAGGGAAAAGCATTGCGTGCATCGAAAGGATTTAGAAAACCTGCCAGTCATCGCAGGGATTGATTTCAATGTGGATTATATGACGGCAATTCTAATGCGAAAAGCACCGACATTCTTACACATTTTTGATGAAATCCGATTGAGTAATTCAAACACATTTGAACTTGCTGATGCACTACAAGAGAAATATCCAAGAATTGCGGTTTATCCTGATGCGAGTGGTTCGGCTCGCAGGTCGAGTTCCACGCAGAGCGACCACGACATACTCAGACAATCTGGGTTTCAAGTTTTTTCACACAGAAGTAATCCGCCAGTCAGGCAAAGAGTCAACTCAGTGAATCGGTTATTGATGAGGGGGTTGCTAACAGTTGAAAATTGTCCGAATTTGACTGCCGATTTAGAGCGGAATGTTTGGCGGTCAGGCGATATTGACAAGAGAGACATAGCGATGACCCATGCAGGTGATGCACTTGGTTATCCCGTAAATTATTTATTTCCGATTGTACAACAAAACTTTGGTGAGATTTCATTATGAATATGGCGTTAAAAATTATTAAAGACTCTGTAAGGGGGTTGTTAAAAACGATTCAATCGGCTCGTGAAAATGAGCGTGAAGAATTATTGCAATGGTACTTTGGGAGCGGAACAGAAGATTTGGTTGCACAGTATTTTGACACAACGACCTTGCGAGAAGTCCCGATCTTCAAATCGAACATTACGAAAAGAATGATTGACGCAAGGGCGTTGACATACAAAGAACCTCCATTGCGAAAAGCCGACGAAAAGTATTTAGATATGCTGTGGAATTTAGATCAAGAATGCCGCAGTGCAGAGAAGTTTTTGCTCCTGCTCGGAACGATTGGTTTTCTTTCTATTTGGCAGGAAGACAAGTTGGAGCATTCAGCGATATATGACTTTCGACCGATGTTTCGTTCTGGTGAAACGAAACCTTATGGAGTGATATACCCAGAATTGAATTTTGGTGGGGATGAGCCTAATTGGATTGTATGGACAGATGAATGGAACTTTAGGGTAGATAGCCACGGTGAGGTTCTTCCAGACCCTAACAATCCCGAAATGATAAATCCTTATGGCGTACTTCCCGTTACTTTTCTACATAAGTTCCCACCGATAGCACCGAATTGGTGGTGTGAAGGTGCAACAGATATAGCAGAAACCAACAGGTCGGTAATGATTGCGCTTACGAATTTATTGCTTCATATCCATTTTGGGGCGTTAGGAGGTATTAAGTATGTTACTGGCGTTCACAACCCACACGATGTTTCCCTCTCCACTGGAGCGAACAAACTGATATATCTTCCTGAAGGTGTTACAATGGGTTCGATACTTCCCGGCGGCTCAATTACTGAAGCATTAGACGGCATCAAAGGAATGGTTGAGTTGACAGCAAAGAACAATCATCTGAATATTAGTTGGAGTGGGACAGGTGAGGCGACAAAGTCGGGGGTGGCTCTGGCAATCTCTAACATAGAAAATACAGAACAGCGTCAAGCGTCTGTCCAAGACATTTGGCGTAATTTCGAAAAAGAGCGTTTCCAAGTTGATCGGTCTATCATAGAATATCACAGCGGCGTTAAAATCACAGATGAACATTCAGTTGATTTTGCCGAGCCACAACCTTTTTTAACGAAAGATGAAGAACAGAAACTATGGGAATGGAAGTGGAAGCACGGATTGGCGACGAAGAAAGATTGGTTCAAAAAAAACAATCCAGATATGGATGAAGATGAGATAGATAAGTTATTAGGTGAAGTGAAAGAAGAAAAAGAAGAAGAAACTCCAAGTCTTTTGGGCGGTAATATTGGCAAAATTAGTCTATAATTATCTTGATGACATTGACGATCTCAAAGAGATAGCAAAAGAAAATGCTGACAGAATACTTGCAGCAATTGATTTGGATAAATTATTGCAAGACCCAGAGGGCTATCTATCTGCACTGGGTGTGGAATATGCGAGGCTTCACATTAAAGAAATAGCCAAAGCACAAAAAGCAGGCGAAAAATTTGCGGAGAAAGTCGTTGCCAAAAGCAGTTGAAGTTGAAATGAATTTTAATTTAGGCAAGATTCAGTTGGATTTCTCGAAGGAATTAAACCGAGCCGCCGAGATTATCACGAAAGACATCGTGAATGGAATTGAGATGGGAGGCAATTTTGGTAAAAAGTGGAAGCGGAATGCTCCATCTACAATTGCGAGAAAAGGGTTCGATAAGCCACTATATGATACTGGCACTATGCAATGGCTACCAAAGAAGAAAAAGGCGACACCACAGAATCAAGAAGTAATTATTGGTGTCTCGCCAAAGCGTAAAATGGTTGGAGCAATCCACAATTACGGACTAAACCCACAAATTCCACAGCGTGAATGGTTCGGTATTAGTGAAAAAGCAAAATCAGAGATTTACACAATGATTGAAGAAAAAATAAAACTGGAGATACAGCGTGCCTGATGCGATGGAAATCACATTAGCGAACAACATTGCGAATGCAGCGGCTCAAACCACTTTGAACATTAAAGGAATCATTCGACAAATGCAAGCATCTGGAATGTCCAAGGATGCAATAAAAAAGACCCTATTAACCGACCTTCAAACAGGCGGTCAAATCTTTGGTGGGTTTAAGAAAAAATTAAAAATGCACACATCTAACGGAATTGAACAAGCAGGGTTATTCTCAACATTGAAAAAATATCAAGACAAAGGTGTTGAAATTTTGCGATGGGTAACTATTGGTGATGACAGAAGTTGTTTTGATTGCGTGGGTAGGCACGGAGAAGAAGGTACTTTGAAGTATTGGCAAGCAGCAGGACTGCCGGGTTCGGGGTTCAGCGTTTGTGGTGCTAATTGCCGATGCACATTTGTTGCGAGTGGATATAAGGGGGAGAATTTAGAGCAGCCGCTGGTGAGGAAAAAGACGAAAATTCCAAGCAGAATAATAAGGAGCGTAGGTTTAAGAGAAAAACAAATTAAAACCATTACAAAGGGAATCCCAGAGGATGCGATCTTGTTAATCATAGTAAAAGACCACTATGAAGCCTACGGGAATGATGCTTTGTTTCTTGCGAATACACTGGGTGTAAAAAGTACTGTCATTGATGGGCTTGCTGTTGCAGGAATTAAGGTGAGCGACAAAGACAGTATGGTAAAAAAAATAATTAGTGCAGGAAAAAAATTAGCAATATTAGATTTGGGAAAATAAAGAAAGGTAAGAAATGACCGAAGAACAAAAGACAGTAGTCGAAGAAACAAAAGACGGATTAGCCAATCCCGAAATGGCTGAATTTATTGCGGAAAGCAAGAAGTATCGTAAACGGGCGCAGACAGCAGAGTCAGAACTTGAACGGCTTAAAACCGGACAAGAAGAAGCACGACAAAAAGCACTTGAAGAGCAAAACCAATGGCAAGAACTTGCTGAAGAAAGAAAGAAAAAGGTTGATTCTCTACAGGTCAAGGCGGATGAGTGGGATAACTACAAAGCGCAACGGCGTGATTCACTTTTAGAAAAGTTGTCTGATGATGATAGGGAATTATTTGGCGAGTTGCCTATTTCCAAACTGGAAAAAATTGTCGAGAGACAGATGGCAAAAACGAAAATAAAACCCACGACAGGTAAGCCGGGCGGTGCAAGTGGATATGCTTCACCAATGGAAGCCGCACAGGCAAGAATCGCAGGAAAAATTAGTGAAAAAGAATATCAAGAAATCCGTAAAGCATTCAGATCTTAATCGGATAGACCGACAGCCAACGAATGTGAATGGGTGGAATCCAGACCCAGAGGGGAGGGTGTCCGCTGCTGAAACTAAAGAAGGTGAAATGGTCTATTTGTATGACGAGAAAGAAAAATTGTCTGATGAAGATGGCTTTGCTATCTTGACAGGCAAGGAGACTTCTCCAAAATGCCGAGATGGGTTTTATTCTTATTCTCACATTCCTGACGAAAAATGGAATAAAATTTTTGGGGGTAAAAAATAATGGCAGTAGCAGGTGATAGCAGTTACTTCGCTGGTGGACTTTTAGAGGTCATAGCAGCGGATGCAATTGTTAATTTTAATAAAGCCAATGTAACTTTGCCTTTGGTTTCGCTTCGTGGCGAGCCGAAGGCGGATCAAATTACATTTACGGCTTGGAATGCTGGCACGAATGTTCTGGGTTCTGCAGATGTAACAGCAACGACAGAAGGAAATCAAATAGGTGCAACGGCACTCGACAGTGAAAAGAAAACAATAACATTAGATTCTTATTCGGTGCGTGTTCCGATATATGATGAAGCACTCTTGAGTAATGCTGGTGATGTTGAAGGCAATATTGGAGAATTGGTTGGAAATGCGTTAGCCGCCAAAGTGGATGCTTTGGTAAATGCAAATTATGACAATTTTTCTAACAGCGTTGGAACATCAACAGCAGCATTGACTCTCGACAACTTGTTCGATGCACTCAAAACACTAAAAAACAATTCAGCAATTGGATTCCCAAATGCGGTCTTGTACGGTTCGCAAATATGGGGAACTTATGGTGTCTTGAACGATGTGGTTACAAATGCAGATTATGCAGGCGGTGTCGCGCAAGACGAAGGTGTCAAAACTGGTTTCGTAACGAAAATCGCTGGAATCAATATTTATGATTCTCCAGAGTTCACAGAAACATCCAACGCAATAAAGGGCGGCGTGTTTGTTTCCGGTGCGGTTGGCTTTGGTTATGCAGGCGAGTTGCTTGGGGTTGAGAAATTCCGACAAGGCGATTATCTCCGAACCGATTACATAGGGAAAGGTTTTTGGGGGACGACCGAAATCATTGATGGTTGGGGTGTTGAAATACACACGAAAACATCATAAGCCTGACATAAAGGTAATGACCGGGATAGTAACCTATCCCGGTCATTCTTATTGTAAGGACGAGTTTTTGGCAAACTTGAAGGAAATGGTGTGCCATTCCAGAGATGCAGGAATCGAAGTAACTCCAGTTATTTTCTGGAATGGCAATCGCCATCCAAAAGGTTTCAAGCACAAAGTGATTCGTTATTACAATAAGGCTGATGAGCGAGGAATTGACATTCTCTGCAACAAACAAAACCAAATGCGAGATTATTTCTTACAGCATGATTTCACTCACTTGTTCAATCTGGAGAGCGACAATATCCCGTCAATCGACACGATTACAAATTTTGTTAAACACGAAAAAGATATGGTTTCGAGCCTGTATTTCATTAAAACACAGGAATATGTTACTATTGATGTCCCAGAAAATTCACAGTGGGGCGAGATGGGGCTTCAGGGCAAGGCGGCAATTGTAAGACAACGGTTAATCCCTTCAGTGTGGGGCATCTTCGGAACGAAGTCCAGATTGTGGGATATAGACGATGCCTTGCCACAAAGGGGTCTTGTTAGAGCACTCTCTGCAGGTGTTGGTTCAGTCCTAATCACGAGGGAGGTTTTAGAAGAGATAAAATTCAAAATTAGAACCCCAGAAGTGAATCAGCAATTTACGGATTTTATTTTTTTTAAAGAAGCCTTTGATAAGGGATTTGAGTTGTTTGTGGATACAGATAATTGGGCTGAACATCGACATTTAGATGACGATGATCAGGTTTTTACAAAATGGTTCGATACGAAAACCTTGTCAAAAGCTTAGTTTCCTGCGATACGGTTGTCGTTGCTGCACCACAACGGTCTGGAACGACAATTTGCTCGGCGATGTTGGCTTACGATCTGGGGCTGCCGTTAAGGCTTGAAGAAGAATTCGGCGCGCATAATGAGAAGAAGTTTCTTGAATTGACACGAAAGAAAGGCGTAGTCCAAGCACCGGGAATGTGTCATTTATTGCACAAACTGGATTGCGTGGTTGTGTTTGTTTCTCGAGACGAAAAAGACATCAGGGCGAGTGAGAAACGAATTGGTTGGAATGACAATGAACGAGAACTTAAGAAATTTGGTTTAACGGTGGGGATTTCGTCAGAGGTAAAAAAACTTGCGTGGAATTATCAAAAAAATTTGGTAAATCACAGAGAAATCAATTACGCTGATTTAAAAAACCATCCATTATGGGTTGATGATCACAAAAAATTTGGGGCGAGACAATATGGTTAGAAGGAAAGAAAGAAAAAGCAAATCAGTGAAAGGCTCTTTTAATAAACTTCTAAAAGAATGGGCGAAGAAATGAGTAATTACGAAACGAAATATTGTAACATAACGACAGACCTACAGGCGGTCGAACCGAACATCGATTCATTCGACAGAAAGCGGATACTATATGGCTGGGTAAGCGAGAATGGTGATGAATATAAAATCCACAATAGCGGATATGTGGGCGTGTTATTTCGAGATGGGCAAGATTTAGGATCGCCACAAGCATCAGAAATTGCAGTTGATGCTGATTATGAATGGTATTATGACAGCGATGGCGATTATTTGATTGTCCACGATTCAAATGATGCAACAAATTCAGTGTATGAAGGTGGCGAAGACTGGGAAACTCTCAAACAAAGAGTTGCAGAAGAACAAGCCGAGCGGATTCGGTCTTATATTGGCAGACCAATCTACAGTCGGAAGGGAGTTGGAACTGAATCGGCAAGTGGTCGTGAATACGATTGGATTGTGATCCACTCGAACGCAGTCCTCACTTGTGCTGAATTGATACGAAGTTTTGATTTTCAGAAATCGAAAGAATTAGAAAGAAGAATTGTCAATCCCGGCTGGGATGTTCGGGGTGAAGCGGCAGGATTGCTTGATGAACTCAAGGCAGGCGTGTACACTCTGTGGAATGAAAATTCGGCACAGAAGCGAGAAGGCATTGCACGAGATGTTTCCATTGATAGTTCAACAACAGGTTCTATCGTGGATACACGGGGAACAGCGACTTGTGATTGGGATGTCATCAAAATTATTATTGGGACAGGCGGAGCAGTTGGGACAGCGACTTATTCCACCTATGTCAGGAATTCAAGCGGACTGAAATCAGAACTTGTTGTAAATGACGAAACAATCACGGGCGGATTTGATTATTGTGGGTGTGGTGTTTATATTCGATTTTCAAGTGGAACATATGTGGCAGATGATGAATGGGAATTGGAGGTGAGCGGCGATGCTCCAGATAACCCACAAATAGTTTCTATAAATTTGAGCAGAAAATGATAACTTACGAAAATGTATTCAGTCGAGTAATTAACGGGCTGGTGGCTTTGATTCAAGGTGAATGGGCTACTATGCCGATTCATTACAATTATGAGTTAGAAGCACACGAGCCACAATTCGTTAATATCGTCCCGGTGAGTGATAACTTGATCGACTACACTGCTAATGGACAAACTCGTGAATATACGATAAAAATCAATTATTTACGGCGATTAGGAGGAGATTATCAAAAGCACACTCACATTGACACGATGAGTGATTTTGCCGCTCGCCTAAAGCGATTGCTTTTCGATAATAAAAACTATTCATTGAATGGTAGTTACCAATGGCACGAAGGTAGAGTTGAAAGCATTGAGTTTGTTTCAGAGACAATTGAAGGCTACAACCAGATTGATTTAATTTTTCAGGTAATAATTCACGAGGTATTATGAGGTATAAAAGAACAAAAAGGTTTTCTGAATTGGATTCTTCGGGAAATTGGGCAGGTCTTGGTAAAGACAAATTTACAAAACTTGAGGCAGGAAAAACTGTTTCAATAAAAACTCCGCCAAAAGAATTGGTGGATAAAAAATACATAAAAAAGATAGGAGCGAACAATGGCAATTAGTGGGAGCGTATATTCTGGCTCGCAGTTTGAATTATATCTTGGCTTGCAGACAGGTGCGACTACACCCGTGGCGATGGGAACGGCAGGTGCGGTCAATGGTGAGTTTGTGAAATTAGATATGGCTTCGGTTTCCGATATTGATTTTTCGGGGATTGTGCAGGACAGAAATTTACGGACAGGACAACAAATAAAAAAACCGACAGACCATTATGCGAGTCAAAATGGAGCGACTTATACTCTTGCGTTTGAGTGGGTCGTCTCTCATAAGGAAGGGTTGCTAAAACTCTTGCAGTTGATTAGCGAAGATTCGACTTCGGCATATAGTGTAGCAGGGACTTTCTCACAATCGATATATCAGGATGGCGCAACGACAGGTGAATTGGCAACGCTTATTATTTCCAACCCAAACACAAGCGATGATAGAGTGATGCACTCGGCGGCTTTGACAGAATTAAATTTCTCGATGGATGCAGGAAGTGATGGTGGGAGATTGAAAGTTAGCGGAACATTTATTAGCGGTTACAATCCCACAATTGGAGCGAATACAGTTGTGCCGAGTGGAACAGAAACGGCTTGGATAAAAACTATCCATAGTTGCACGACTCGGACATTAGGTGGGTCAGATATTGTTGCGAAATCGTTTAATCTGAATTTGAGTTATCCTTGCGTTTGGAGTGGATCTACGGCAAATGCCGAATATTATTCCAGAGCAGGAGAATTGATGGCGAGCGGTTCAATCAATGCAAAATACGATGGTAATACTGACGGAGAAATCGCACATTTTTTCACGGCGGCAGAAAAAGCAATCGCTTTAGGCGATGGTTCTACAATCAATTTTAGTTGTCCACAGGTCATTTATACGGGTTACAATACGACTTTTGATGGCGAGGAAGGTGCATTTGTGGAAGTGCCTTTTGAGTGTGTAGCACTTGGTGCAGAATTGTTATATGAAATTACTATCTCGTAGGCGAAAACAATACTACCTGAATCGGTTAGCGGCGGCTTACCCTCATGGAGAACCTGATATTGTTTTGTTGGGCGATCTGGCGGACGACTTCTTTTGGGAATTTCACGAAAACCCAGACGAGAAATACGATGAACTCGGAATGGGCTATCAAGGATTTCGTGTGGAGTTTCTGTCAGACCATTTAGGGATTAGTGAGAGCGCAAAAAAAAAGAAATCAAAACCCGAATAAATGTTTGGTTTAGTTTATTCGGGTGGGAAGATAACGGATTAAGGTTTCCTTATTCTGCACAATCACCGACGACTCGGAAGGTTATTGTTTGGAACACGGAAGAAATATGGAGAGAAGTTGAGCGGATTGTTAGCGAAAAAACAAAATATTCAATTGGACAGAATCTATTTTATCAGATTCCGTTGTTCGCAAATCCGCTTTGGTTTCTTGACTCGGAATGCCAAGAAATGATAAAAGATTATCACTATTGCAAAGATTATCACATCCCTGTGGCAAGAAGTTTAGAAGAAGCAGATGCGAATCTGTTAGAAATGTTTGATATTATTTCACTTGAATTAACAGCAGCACAAAGGCACAAAAACGATGGCTGATAAAAAATTAAATATAAAAGTAAAAACAAAAGGCACAAAGAAAACCAAGAAAGAACTTGGTGGCGTTGATAATTCACTCAAGAAACTTGCCAAAGGTGCTTTGATAGCAGGTGGATCATTCTTCGCGGCTCGTGGCATTCTTAGTGGATTGAAAGCCGTTATAGCAGCTGCTGGTGAGCAAGAACTCGCTGAAAAGAAATTATCATCACAGTTAGGCAAAATATCTGACGCATTGCTGAACAAAGCAAGAGCATTACAAAAGGTAACAATGTTCGGTGATGAAGCAACACTCGGAGTAATGGCATCAATCGCAGCTTTTGAAAAAGATGAAGGTGCTATCGCAAAAGCCACCGAAGCAACGCTGAATATGGCAGCTGCAATGGGAATGGATTTAAAAGCAGCTGGTGAATTGGTTGCCAAAACATTAGGATCATCTACAAACGCATTGACGAGATATGGTGTCGCGGTAGAAGGTGCGGTTGGATCAACGGAACGCTTGGATAGTTTGACAGAAGGCATTGCACGACTTTGGGGTGGTCAAGCAAAGGCACAAGCCGAAACAATGACAGGCTCAATAGAGCAAATGAAGAACGCTTTTGGTGATGTAGCTGAAGAAATGGGTTCAATAGTATCACCAGCCGTTACGTCTGTTTCAACACTATTCACAAAAGCAGCTGTATCGCTTGGTAGTTTTTTTAAGAGATTCACAGAAACGCCATTAGAAACAACTATCCGCGAATTAAAAGAACTTGGTGCATCTACGGAAGCCCTGTTTGCGTTGGAAAAAATCCAATTACAGCGCGATTTATTGTTATATAATAATGAATTAAAATTCACAAAAGGATTTTTTAAAGACATAGATGTTCTTCAGGCAGAAATAAATCAAAAGGCAGAAGAAACAACGCACTTTGCCACATTAAATGCAGAAGGCACAGCTAAACAGATTGGATTAAGTAAAGAATTTACTACATTACAAGATAAAAGAATTTCAATGGTTCAGCGAGAAGGCGAATTTGCGGATATGAATAATGACGTATTGAATGAAATGATAGATGCTAATTCTGATCTGATAGAACAAAACCAAGAAAAGCAAGAGGATTTACAGAGCGATATAAGTTTTGCCGATGAAAGATTAGAGCAATTAACAGAAGAATCAGAATTATTAGGTGAGAATTTAAAGCTGTTGGTCAATATTCAGAAAACTGAATCACAATTAGCAATAACGCGAAATGTTATCGCTGAAACACCAGCATTTGAAGTTGATACAGGATTAAGAGAATCGGCAGATATTATGGAAAACAAACTCATACCACTTTCCACAAAATATGCAGATGAAACGCTTCCAAGCATAAATGTATCAGCAGGTGAAACGATACACGCGATTACATTACTATCAAGAGCAGGTGTTGCTAATATCGCGAGTAATATGAAAATAGCATCTCAAGCACATCCTCAATTTGCGAAAACAGCACAGAGAGCTGCACAAATGCAAGCGTTGATGGATACTTATGCTTCTGCGACAGGTGCTTATAAATCAATGGTTGGTATTCCAATAGTTGGGCCAGCCCTTGCTGTAGCTGCATCTGCATCAGCAGTAGCTGCTGGATTAGCAAACGTCAAAATGATTGAAAGGCAAAAATTCGCAAGAGGTGGTTTGGTTGGTGGTCCAGGGAATAGTGATACTGTTCCAGCGATGCTAACCCCGGGTGAATTTGTGCTGTCAAAGTCTGCTGTAGAATCTATTGGCGTAGATACAGCGAGCCGCCTAAATTCGGGGCGTGGGACAGGAATTACAATAAATTTTTCTGGCAATGTATTAAGCAAAGATTTCATAGAAGACGAGGCTGTGCCAGCGATTAAAGAAGCATTACGCAGGGGTGGGGATTTAGGTCTTGCTTGACATTCCTTTAGGTTTCCATAATTTAGGGAAGAATTTAAATTTATTCCCTGTGGTGGTTATTGATGACATAAAGATTTCTACTCGCAATGTGTCTGGTGGGTACGAGCCACTGCTATTAAACCTTCCGAGCGTAAAAGAATCCTTGGATTTTGGAAGCCGAAAATTAAAGATTAGTAATGTATCTTTAGATGTATCAAATGTTGAATATAATGGGCAACGGTTTAGCGATAGATTGCCGAATTTTATCAATAAAACATGTTGCATTTGGTGGGCTTCCCAAACAACAGACTTTGACGATTTTGGTAATACGGCATTAAAGATATACGAAGGAACTATACGCAGGTTTTCGCATGATGACACAAAATGCACAATTGAGTTAGAGGACAGAACGCAATCTACGCTTCACAGAGATGTGCCTGTTGCACGGCTTGGCGATAGCGATGACATTATGCCTAAATACAAAAACAAACCAATCCCTATGGTTTACGGTGATGTGGACAGGTCGCCTGTCGTTTTCGGCAGTACTGACCACGATGGGAGTGGAGAAGATTCTTATCGTGAAATATTTTATGATTCAAGGAACATGAAACAAATATTGTATCCTGAATCGGGGGATGAGGAAACACCAACCATTTATTATTTATCATCAGAACAACATCCTATGTATATCACCCCAAATGGTCAACTTAATTACGAAAACCCCCATACGATTTCGTTGGATATTTCAGGGGCATCTGATTTGTATGCTGGCACAATGGCTTGTCGGACATGGGCGTACCCAACGTCTATAAGAATCCCAGATGGTAACCCTAACAGCACAGGTGGGTGGACCTATTTTGTGCATACCACAGATTATTTCTCTATGGATGATGCATTTAGACAACATAATATTATAGAACTTTCCCAGAACAATTCTGAATTTAATGTAGTGGGTGCGGTCGGAATTGTTGCTTCCCTCACGGGCGGCGGTTATCTTGTGCAAGAACTGCGAGTTTTTGTTGATTATTTATCTATTACCGAGTCAAAGTTGGCTTCAGATGTTACGCTGTCTTGGCGACTTGATTTAAACGAAACGATAAATGCGAACAACGACCACATGTCGAGATATATCAAAGCCGATGGTGAGAACATCAACATCTCACAGAATTTGTCGGACGAGACAGATACAGGTGTGTTGTCTGAGAGTGTTGGCTCTTTCCCTTCCAATATGTATATTCGTTATTCGGCAGATAGCGGTGCAAAACTCGCCTTTGATTTATACGGCAATACTAACGGGCAAGTAACATTGGACCAATCGCAAGACTTACGGTTGTTCTTTGAATTTAAGGTTACCGAGCCATTTGCCAGAGATTATTTTGCGAATGTTAGAGGGCGTGATATTGATAATTATCGGCAACCCACATTCCAAATAGCGGATATAGTTACGAATGAATTGGGTTTCTCTAATGACACAGACCCGATTTCAACAGATTGGAAAACTGCTTTTACCGTATCTAAGAAAATAGATAGCAAAAAGTTAATAGAGGAAATAGCAAGCAACACTCCATTTATTCCTGTGTTCAAGAATGATGGTAATTTTGGTTTTGCTGAAATTAAGGATACTTATAGTGATGTTGATCACATAATCAAGGCGGAAGATGTCATTGATTACAGTCTTTCCCGAACAAATATTGAAGATGTAAAAACACGAGTGAAAATCTTGTACGAAAAAGATTACGCTACAGACGAATTTATGAAAAACAAAAATTGGAAGTCTGTTACTGATTTATTTAGCGGCTATTCGATGGATTTTTACGGCTTGCAGGTGGAAGAGGATGGGTCTCATCCTGAAAGCGAATATGAGTTCGAAGCCGAATATATCCGAGACGAAGAAACAGCAGGAAAGTTACAAGACTTCTTGCTTGCTTGGTATTGTAACCAACACAATATATTTGGACTAAACCTTCCTTTGAATTATTTGGATGTAGAAATAGGGGATATAATTTGCTTTGATGAACTCCTTGGTGGCATGAAAGCATACGGAGAAGACTATACTGTCGGTAATACACGCAATGGGCAATGGATTTATCCGTATTTCATGGTGATTGGGAGTACAAAATCAATCGACAAAGTGAAACTCAAGACCATTCAATTACATAAACTAACAGCAGGGACAGGCGAGGGGGATGAAGAACCCGAACAAGGTATTCTCGGCGATATAAACGGAGATGGGAAAGTAAATGTTTTAGACGCAATTAAATGTGCAAATTTCACATTGGATGCAGACGTCCCAACAGAGGCAGAATTTGTGAGAGCCGATGTAAACGAAGATGGGCGGATAAATGTGCTTGACATCATACAGATTGTAAATCTGATATTAGAAGAATGAAAAACAAAGCAAAACCAAAACCAACCACAGCCAAATTGTTTTATGGCGATGGACAGTTAAGAATAGAATCAAATGGGGCAATTGCAGGCATTGAGATTGCTTTTAGAGGAAAACCAACCTTTGATTGGGCTTTACCTGACGACTGGACAGCCGCAATGGGGGCAAAAAAGATACTTATTTATTCTTTAGGGGTAAGCGACCTTCCAGAGTTTTTAGGGGCTTATTCGGGATATTTTCAAGTCTTTGATGTGATAGTTGCGAGTTGGGACGCAGAGAAAATTCCAGTAGTGATTGAGTTAGAAAATATCCAATTGTGGGAACGCTTGAATACTAACTGGGAAGATTTGACGAAAAAATGGGAAGATTTGGATAGGGGGTGGACATCGTGAGTTATGGGAATGTAGGCACACCAAGATTTTATGTAAATTGGGGTGAGTGGTGGTTAGCACTTGGGAATCAAACCGCACAAAATAATTTATGGCGGTTAAACCCATCTCAAAAAAAATTGGTAGGAAGCAACGACCAGAACTACTACGAAGAATCTATCTCTGGGAACGGCAAGGGTGTAAATTTCTTAGCGGTTTTAAATCACGAGTACACCGAACACCATCATGGGGACAATACCGAATCGGCAGGAATGCGGATATATGCGAAACTTAACGATGCAGTACAGAATGCACAGAATACAACAGAAATAATTAACGCTTCCTCGCATGGTTCTGGCTTCTGTGCAATCAAGAAGGGGTATTCTATTGGGACATTCAACCCTTTTGACGATACGGATACAATAACCTTTCGACTTTGGCAGACAGGGAATACATCTCACCAGATTGGGTCTGTTGTTTTCGGAAAATACTACGATATGCCATTTTCTCCAGACTTATCGTTATCTGTTGGAAGAGAATACGGGTTAAAACAAATAACGGCAAAAGGCGGTTCTACTTTGAGTCATGCCAATTGGGTTAAGCCGCCTAAATGGGGCGATTTGGATGCTTGGCAGTTGGAGGGTGATGACGATTGGCATTATTCAGGTCGAAGAGTTTGGAATTTGAGTTTTAATTATGTTTCAGAGAGTGATTTAGAACCGAGTGCCTACTCAGAGGATGAGTCTAATTTCTTTTCTGATGTTGTTCACAAGACGATGGGAGGTCATCTTCCGTTTATTTTTCAGCCAGACAACGAGGTGTCGGATTTTGCGATAGCACGCTTTGATATGAAAACATTCCGAAAAGAACAGGTGGCAAATAGAGTCTATAAAATTTCATTAAATATAAGGGAGAGTTGGTGATGAGTTTCACAGGAAAGAGACCGAGTAATACTTACAAAGATATCTTGCAACTTGACAATTCCAACGATGGCGTTGGCACATCATTAAAAACTGTCAAGAGTGCCGATGGGACTTCTTCTGCGCTGCAAATTTCTGACGATGGCGTAAAAGTACAACCTCAAAACGATGACACAAACAAAGCCTTTGCTGTTGCTACTAAAGCAGGGGTTGTTTTGGTTGGGGTTGATTCAGATGCCTCAACGATAAACGGGTCTTTGTTTTTAGACGAGGATGATCTGGCTTCCGATAGTGCTGGTGCGTTGGCGAGCCAACAATCAATCAAGGCTTATGTCGATTCGAAAGCAGGCTGGAACAATTCGCCGACAAGAATAAAAATTTTGCCAAGCGATTTTATGCCAAATGATGACCAGTCTTATTACAATGTCGCTGTTGAAGATGAGGACGCTTCTTATGGTACTCGTGTAACGATATCGTCATTAGAATTATATGCTTACATTCCAATCCCTACTGGATTCAAGGCAACAAATGCTATGGTGTATTGTTCGCAAGCACGAGCCGCAACGGTTCGTGAGGGATTTATTGACGGCACAAGTGCTGTTGTAAAATCTGACGGGATGGCTTGCAATACAGAACATGATATAACAGACGTAACTTCTTCGACCACTAATTATTTGATAATCCGAGTGGGGACAACCGCAACAACGGATGTAATTTATGGCGGATACATAACGATAGAGGAGGCTTAAATGGCTGAACTACAAACAACAATTACGATGGTGGCTGGCGAGGAAACTTTCTCGGTTACGGACACAAAAACATATAAAGAAATGTTCAAAATAGAACAAGAATTGACTCACGGGGCTGTAAATCTGAGATTGGTTGGCTTCAATCCCGGCTCAAAAGACAGTCAAAACATGGAAGATTGCAGGGGGATGTTAATACAAAACATATCTACGACTCCTGCGGAACTAAAGTATTCGATGGGGGTTTGGACTGATGGAGACCCAGATACCCCTGTTATTGATACGAGGCATATAAACCAAATCTTATTACCGAACGAACTTATTTATTTTTCAAATGTGAGATTTTTAGATATTGATGGAGCGTCTGGCTCTAACGCAGACGAGTTAGACAATGTAGTACCTGCCACAGCAGGTAAGTTAGATTCAACAGCCAACATCGACGAGGGAGAGGCATTTGCATCAGACGACACTACTTTAACAGTTACGGATGGTGATTATTTTAAGGTAAATGATTACATACAAATTGACGATGAAATCTTAAAAGTTACAGCAGTAGGTGATGAGGATTTGACAGTTCAAAGAGGCAAGTTAGGCACATCTGGTGTTCAACACGATGATAGCACTGATATTTACTTTTATTTTTACAATACTGAATATCCAAACGATTCTGTTGTAAAAACAGATAAAAACGGAAAATTCAGTTGTTCTAATTTCTTTGGTTACGCACGAACTTCTAATGCAATTGCCGCTGGGGTTGTTAGCGGTTCTGTTGCCGTAAAATTCTACAACGCTGGATACCAAGACCTCGGAATGGATGCACAAACCAATTCAACAGACACAGGATTAACGGCAAGCACACAGTATTATTTTAAAATAAATAAAGATGTGGGCGGTGTAACTGAATATGATATTACGACAGATTCGAGTAATGTAAACTGGGGTGGCACGAATGGTGTGATTGCGAAAATCCAAGATGAATTAGACGATAATAATGCAGAAGTAACCGTTACTTTAGTTGGAGGTGATATTCGTTTTACTTCTGATTCTCATTTATCAACAAGTGCCATCGCTTTGACCGATGGGACGACAGGGACTTCGTTATTCGGAAGCGGACAAATTCCTGCTGATGCAGATATGCAATATGCTGTTGATGCTGAACTCCCAGACGATACAATTTACGAAACAGAGAATAACATCGGCAGACCCAATACATCTGTATTCTTAATTGACAACGGTGATGGAACTTTGGCTCGTTCTGATGGTGGAACTGGAACAATAAACTACGAAACAGGGGCATTGACAATGACAGGTTGTCCAGCAGATGCTGAATTTGTAGTGAGTGCATTTTACGAATCTGCTTTTAGCGGCTCACAAAACCATGGGGTAAGTGCTGGCGATACAAACATCATGACAGCAATCAACGCAAAATCTGTTTCGGCTAAATCATACTCAAAAATAAAACTAATCGCATGGGGATAGAATGACTCCACATTTCAACAAAAAAGAATTAGTTTGTCCATGTTGTGGAAAAGAGCAAATGAGCGTTCCTTTCATGCAGTTAGTTGAGGCGGCTCGTGTTATTGCTGGTGTCCCATTTGTGGTAACCTCTGCGTATCGATGCGAAGACCACAATCAAAATATTGGTGGGGATTCACGGTCGGCGCACAAAAAAGGACTGGCAATAGATATTGCCAGAGATAACCCTGCAACTGATAGACAAATTTTCGAAGCCTTGTTACGGGTCGGATTTATTGGGATTGAAATTGGCAGTCGTCATTTTCATATAGATATGAAACCAAGAAAACACGGTAAGAAAGTGCTATGGACAGCAGAAAGTAAATAAAATGCCTGATTTAGACAGAATTTTGCGTAAATTAGACAAGGCTGAAGAGAAGCGAAACTCCGAGGCACTGAAACAAGAACGAAAGTTTACACAGTTATTTGAGCGGTTTGATGTGATTCACGAAAAAGTAGAAGACATACTGAAAGAAGCCAAAAAAACGAATGGTCGAATCATATCATTGGAATTTTGGAGAAACTCTCTGAAAGCAAAAATTGGGACAACAGCGTTTCTTGTTAGTTTGATTGCGAGCGTTCTTTTCGGGATAGTAAAACATTTAATAGGAGGGTAAGATGAAACTAATTCAAAACATCACCGGATTGTTTATTGGCGCAAACAGCAAAAAACGACAAATCGGGATTGTTGGCGCAATGATAACTTCGGTTTGCTTTTATCTTGATTGGCTTGACCCACAATTGTACGAATGGATTATGGGTGCGTGGGTGTTTTGGGTCGGCGCAGCATTCTCTGCACGACTAACCAAACTTTCGGACATCACGAAAGAATTAAAAAAATAGCAGTACTGCAGGGAGTGGCGTTTCTTCCTTTTTCGCTGCTCCCATCTTTTAAATGCAAATAAAAGACAAAAAACTCAAAGAAGTCTTAACATATCTCCAAAATCATTCTGAACAGGAAACTTGCGACAATTTTGGTTTGGCGCACGAATCAATTTCCAGATATAAGAGAGAAGCAAGAAGACGAGGTCTCACTCTGGACCTCGACCAATCATCCATTTTAAAACAAATTGTCGAACAATATAGTGATTCTGAACTAAAAGCAATTGCCAAGGGCGGTCGGGTGATGGCTGGGATGGACAAAGTGCCAGTCGTAGGTTTTACAGGGCAACGAATCCGAATTGGTGCAATCTCTGATACTCACATTGGCTCTATATACACGAAGCCAGATTTTCTTTTCCAAGCGTATGAACAATTCGAAAAAGAAGGAGTCGAATTCGTAACTCATTCTGGAGATGTAACCGAAGGGATGAGTAACAGGGCCGGACATATTTATGAGTGTTCTCATCTCGGATATGCAGCACAAAAGAAAGAAGCGATTCGTTTGTTCAGGGAATGTCCGCTGCCATTATTTGTTATTAGTGGGAATCATGATTTTTGGTTTATGAAATCTAATGGGGCAAATATTGTTCAGGATGTCTGCGATTCGATTGGTGCGACTTATCTTGGACATGATGAAGGAAACATAAATCTAAAAGGAAAAGCGACCTTAAAACTGTGGCACGGACTCGATGGCAATAGTTACGCTTTGAGTTATCGCTTGCAGAAACTTATCGAAAGCCTAACTGGCGGCGAAAAGCCAAGCGCAATTTTCGCAGGACACACACACAAAGCCATTTATATTTTTGAGCGATTTATCCATACTTATTCAATCGGCTCTATCCAGACACAATCAAAATGGGCAAGAGGGAAGCGAATCGCATTCCATACTGGCTTTTGGATTATTGATTTGATCGTTGGAAAAAACGGCATAGTAAAGTCAAGCGGCACATGGTATCCATTCTATTCATAAAAAAATTTTATATATTGTGAAAAATAATTTTGACATAATACAAAAAAAGTGTTATATTATGGGCATGGATAACAGCAATTTAAAACAAGTTATTGACGAAACGGGAAGAAAAAAAGGTTGGGTCGCCGAGAAAATGGGCGTATCAAACAGCCTTGTTTCATTATGGATCAGTGGTAATCGTCGGGTTTTGCAAAAATATCGTAAAAGGCTTGCAGAAGTTCTTGGCGTTCCATATTCATTTTTGTGGGAAAAGTTTTGATGGGCTGGCACGAGTTTTTGTTTTTTTCTTCTCCTTTGACTTGTTTCTCGTGTCGGCTCTCATTTTTAAAAAAGGAGATTATATGTGGGAAATAAAAGTAACAAGACAGAGCGGTGAGGTTGACACCCTTTTATCAACAGAAGACAGAAATCTTGCCATTGCATATTACAATACCATGCTGGTTTATTGGCGAAAAAGTCAATTAGAATGGCAGCGTTTAGCCTTATTTCGCAACAAAAAGGAAATAGCAAAAAGAAAAGGAGAATCAAATGAGACTAAAAAACATAATTAAAAATCTCTTTTTCTTACAGAATAGCAACAAGAAAAGGCTGGAAGAATTGGAACAGGGCATCAACGACCTTCAAACAGAAAGCCTTTCCTTGGAAGAGAAAATTCATTCGATTAAAAAGGAGATAACAAAATGACAAATGAAAACACTAAATTGTGGGATTCTGTTTGTACGACAGACGAACAATACGTAAAACAGGTTAAGCGGCGAGGGGGCTTTACCGCCATCGATGCACAATATCAATTCCACGCCGCCACTGAAGTATTCGGGCGGTTTGGCACAGGGTGGGGCATTGAAAATGAGATTATTACGCCTCTCTATAATGGGAAGGTCTTGTTGTATTCTGCCATTCTGTTTTATGTTTTTGACGAAAAACGAGGACAGTTCCCGATTTCTACTTGTGCAAAACTTGTGGACAAAGAAGAAAAAGTAGATGATGATGTCGTGAAGAAACTTTCTACAGATGCAATCACAAAGGGATTATCCCGACTTGGATTCAATGCTGATGTTTTTCTTGGGAGGTTCGATGACAATCGGTATGTAGGGCGACAAAACGATAGCAATACGGCGAGTTTTTCCGAATCTAACACCAACACTCAAGGAGAATGGAAAAACTCAGGAGAGCGGCAAAATTTAGACGACTCGGTTGTATGGTTTGGAAAACACAAAGGGGTTGCGTGGGCAGAGTTGGACATGGGCTATTTGCAGTGGATTTCTAAAAATATGGATGGTAAGCCAAAAGATATCGCCGACAAGGAATTGGGACTGCGAAAAAACCCAAATCAAAACGAAGAATCCGATCAATTTTCTGACGAAGTCCCGTTCTAATGATTCTCGAATCCCAAATTAAAAACCACTTTCTTGTACATCCTAATCCGATTTTGTCGGATCGATTAGAGCGAAAATTCGCAAAAAAGGGAATTGAAATTCGTTCTGCGATCCATAATCTACGAAAAGAGGGATTTCCTATTTGCAGCGGTGCAAAAGGTTATTGGCTTGCCGAAAATCCGCAGGAATTAGATGCTACGATCCAAAATCTCATTGAAAGAGAGGCAGGGATAAGGATTGCAAGAAAAGGGCTTCAAAAGGCAAAATATGAGTATTTCGAAGATAAAAAGCAAAGGAGGTTATTTTGAGGTGCGAATTACATGATGATTTGCTCGATATAGAGGAAGACGAGTAAATTGCAATTATGGGAATGAGAGACAAACTACGCATAACCGAGACATCTGAAATCGTGAGGTTCAGACGGCTACTCTCTGCCGCCAATGTCTCGGTTACTCTGATATGAGCGGCTACATTCTCATCCACAGAAAACTCCGACAGCACTGGCTGTGGTCTGACTCGGAGAAACTGAAAGCGTGGCTGGAAATTCTGATGGATGTCAATCATGATGAAAAAAAAGTACTTCTCGGTGATAGAATTGTCACCTGCAAGAGAGGTGAGTCGTGTAATTCCACAATGACATGGGCGAAGAAATTCGGCTGGAATCGAAGCAAAACAAGGCGATTCTTGCTTCTGCTCGAAAATGATTCTATGATTGAACTGAAATCGGACAACAAAACGACATACCTAACTGTTTGTAATTACGAGACTTACCAAAACGGGCGAACATCAAACGAACATCAAATGAACATCAAACGAACATCAAATGAACATCAAATGGACACAAACAAAGAATTAAAAAGAATTAAAAAGAAAGAAAAAGAATATACGAGCAATTTTATCTGGTTGCGTTCTCGCTGGGAGATGATTGTGAATTTATACCCGAACCTGAACGACATCCAAAGTGCCGCTCGAGTTTGGAATCAAATCAAGGTTCATGATCAGTTGGCAATGGATATTATAGAGGCGATTAAAAAACAAAAAGAAAGCGGACAATTACCAAACAATAATTTTTGTCCGCTATTAAAAAATTATTTGAGGAATGAGCGATGGAAAGATACGGTTAATTCCACGCAAAAAGAATTTACATATGACCAGATTTTAAAGAAGATAGATGAAGGAGAGAAACAGAGTGATTATCAAAGACAGGATAATGGACTATGGATACGACGATCGTAATTAAAGCAGTACCAAAGCCACAACAGAGGCATCGACACACAAGAAAAGGGTGGACATACGATCCGAGCAAAAAAGACAAAGCAGAGTTCCTGCTAATGGCATTAAAACACAAACCAACAAAACCTTACAAAAATGTCCACTTGATTCTAACCTTTTCGTTTCAGCGACCGAAAAGCCATTATCGTTCTGGGAAACTAAAAGCCACATCACCAAAGAACCACACAACAAAGCCAGATATTGATAATTTAGTGAAATTCGTGATGGATGCACTTAATCGCAATTTTTGGAGCGATGACTCTCAAATCTTTTCGATTGAAGCAAAAAAAGTTTATGGTGAAAATTACACAGAAATAAAAATAAGGGAGGAATATGAGTAACGATTATTGCAACGCAGAAAATGGATGGTGGTATGCGGATATTTATCACAAGCAGCCACAACACTGCCGAAAACGACAAAGAGAACTACCGCCGAAACAATTCGATGTGAAGTTTTGTCCAAAATGCCGTAGGATTTATAACAACGAGCGTTCAGCAGGAAACAAGAATTATTCTACGGTTTTTTTAGATCACTTTAAGCGCCTTGGAAAATTCCAAGAGAAAAAATGCTTAAATTGTGGGATGCGTTAAATCATAAAAAAAATTTATTTTTTTGTAAAATTCTCTTGACATGTTGTAAAAAAAGTGTTATATTATAGTAGCTGGCAACAGCACTTTAAAACAGTTAAAAAGCAATAAAGGAGAAATAAAATGAATAAACTAAATAAACTATTCAGAGAAATTACAGCAACCAATCCCTTTGCTGTGCCTGAATTGGTTAATGAAGATACTAATTACTATTATTTCAAAATCAATAATGGATGGATCACTGAAATCTCTAAAGATCGTTTGGATGAATTAGGTGAATTTCAGCTATATACAGAAGCTAAATATATTGTTGATAATTATATTACGGAGTTATAAAGGAGAAATAAAATGAAATATGTATGTGAAAAATGTGGTTCTTCTGATGTTGAAGAAAAACAATGGGTGAAAATAAATACAGGAAAGTCAGCTGGATTGGTAGATGATGGGGAAGTAGTCTGGTGTTGTCAATGTGAACAAGAAACTTCATTAGAGGAGAAAGCAGAAGCAAAGGAGAAATAAAAAGAAAATGGAAGAAATAAAAAACACAAGAACAGTAGATTTAATCAGAGAATATCGTTCCTTGATTGAAATTCTTATTGCGAACGAGGGTGAATTGTCTGCGGAGTTGGAAGAAAAACTGGATGAACTGCGCAATGCTCAGATTGTCAAATCCGACAATATTGCTCGCATGATTCAGTCAATCCGCCTTGAAATTTCAATGCTGGAGGGTGCTGTCAATCACCACAAGGAACTGATAGATGAATACAAGAAAAAGATTAAATCACGGTTGAATGCAATTGACAGGCTGCACGAAATCGTTCGTTGGGTTGTAAATGAAATTGGCGAGAAGAATGCGTCTGGAAATTTGTTCATCAAGACAAATCTTCACAAATATTGGATAAAAAAATCACAATCTGTTCAAGTTGATGCGGAGGAATTGTTGCCAGAGACATTCATCAAAATCGTAAAAAAAGCAGATAAAGCATTGATCAAAACTGCGCTTAAAAACGGCGAAAAAGTGTCTGGAGCATCATTGATAGAGAAGGAACGCATAGAAATCAAATAATTAAAGGAGAATAAAAGGTTAGACGATGGCACATAAAATAGAATGGACAGAGCAAACGTGGAATCCATCGGCAGGTTGCACTAAAATTAGTTCAGGCTGTAAAAATTGCTATGCCGAAACAATGGCAATTCGTTTGCAGGCTATGGGCGTAGAAGGCTATGAAAACGGCTTTAAATTCAATCCCGTTCTAAGCAGACTAAACGACCCTTGTAAAAGAAAAAAGCCAACCGTATTTTTTGTAAATTCAATGAGTGATATTTTTCATAAGGATATGCCAGAAGAATATTTAAACAAAATATTTAAGGTCATTGAAGAAACGCCACATCATACCTATCAAATTTTGACGAAAAGAGCAGACAGAATGTTTGAATATTTGTCGCAACGAAAAATACCAAAAAATATTTGGTTGGGTGTTACTGTTGAAAATCAAAAAGAAGGTTTGCCGAGAATTGATAAGTTGAGACAACTGCATGCAAGCGTATTATTTCTTTCGATAGAGCCATTACTTGAAGATTTAGGCAAATTGAATTTAAAAAATATTGATTGGGTTATTGTTGGCGGTGAAAGTGGGAACAAAGCAAGACCAATGGAAAAAGAATGGGTTGTAAATATTAAACAACAATGCGAAAAAGAGGATATTGCTTTTTTCTTTAAACAATGGGGGACCTGGGGCGCCGACAAAGTGAAACGGAATAAAAAATTAAACGGAAAAGAAATTGATGGCAAAATCTGGCAACAATATCCCGAAGTTATAGAGAAGAAATTTGCTGTACGTACACGGAAAGAAGCAAAAACTTTTGTAAAAGAAAAGGAGAAAGAAAATGAAAATCAAAACTAAACTAATCTTCAAAAAGTTTATTGAATTGGCAAAGGATAAAATTAAAGACTGGTGGAAAGCAACTGGGAAAGAGATAGCGGAAATGATACTAATGGTACTTTGTTTCGCTTACTTTGTTCTTAGTTTTGCCATAGCGATGAACAACTTTATATCTTCACAAAAAGTCTTAGTATGGGTAGGATATTCTTTTTATGTGTCTTTATTCTTTCTCATAGTAACTTATCTTTCCATTAAATCAATACGCACATGGAAAGAAGCAAAAACTTTTGTAAAAGAAAGGGAGAAAGATGGCTGCACTAACAGAAGAAGAAAGAAAGGGGTTTGATGAATAAAATGAAAACACTAAACACTTATACACAAGCAGCACAAACTGAAGCTTTCAATAGATATGGCGCATTCTTTGCTTTCGGACAGAACCAATTTGACGAGAAAAAAGAAGACGGTATTAAATATGTTCACCTTGGCGCTGGATTAATTGCACCAAAAGAAACTTATAAAAATCTTATTGAAGCTTTAGAAAATATCAATAAAAACGGCATTACTCAAGACATCAAAGAAAACGGTATTAAGAAAATCTTATGGCGTGAATTTGCTAACTATGAATGCCAGATCGTTGGAAACCCAGAAGATGCGATTGATGCTTTAGAAAACTACCATATTGACAAAAAGACAATCCGGGAAGAGTGGGTAAACTACTGGAACTGGTGTGTTGATAACGATAACTTTTAAGGGGGCAGCA